ATGTTTAAAAATTTAGATCATGATTTTGAAGATGGCGTGACAGAGGAAATGATGAAGCATTTAAATGTTGTGAATAATAATATAAATTTTGTGAAAAAGCAAAATGATGTATATGGAGAGCAGATAACCGATATTAAAAATATAATGTCTCATCAAGATGCAACGGTAATGGATGGAAACTTATCTATTAATTATAGCGGTGAACATATGATTTCGGGTCAAGTACAATCTTCTAATTATTTAACCAGAAAAATGACAATTTTAAAAAACCATATTGATAATGCAGTTAACAAAATTAGTGATTATGTTCAAGAAACTTACAATAATTATTTTGAACCAGTATTAAACTACATTCTTGAAGTTATACATTCGGTAGAAACAGCTGTGAGACATATTTATGAAATAAGCAGTTTAATATACAAATCAGGAATGAAAATAAAGATAAAGGCAATGGGAATAAATGTTGACGAAATTGATAAAATGCTTGAAGTTTTAAAAAATAAACTTAAAAACTTAGACGAATTTTTAAATAATTTAAAAATAGCTTCGCCGATTTTAGAAAATCACTTAGATGATATAGTTAGAAATATGAAACCGTTAATTGTTAATCAGATTTTTGAACCATCACATTATGATGATATGTTTATTTCAAGAAAAGCTTTAACGCCAGTGTTCTCAAGCGTTTTATAAAGCTTGTAAAAAATATAAGGGCAAAAAAAAGGGCAGATTTAAGCTAACTTGGAATGTTTTCGAGTTTTTGAGTTAGTTCTCTATCCATTTTTTCAGTTACATGAGTATATATGCGAATGGTTGTTTTTTCATCTACATGTCCTACCCTTTTCATAATTGCTTTTAAAGAAACATTCATTTCTACTAATAAAGTTATGTGTGTATGTCTAAATGTGTGCGTGGTAACTTTCTTATTCATATTTAAAGCTTTTGTAGTTTTCTTAAGCACACCTGCGATTTGATTATTACATAAAGGATTCCCTTTTTTTGTTGTGAATATGAACCCTCTGTCAACATAGCTCGAATTCCATCTTTTCAACATTTTGTTTTCCAGTATTATCTTTTTAAAAATTTCTACGGTTCTAGAATTGATGCTGATACTTCTTTTTGAACTTATAGTCTTTGTAGTGTCTTTGTATCCGAATCCTTCCTCGTATTTAATGCGGTGAATTGTACCTGTTATATTGATAGTTTTGTTTAATAAATCTATATCTTTTTCCTGCAGTGCTTGTAGTTCTCCTATGCGCATACCAGTTAAAGCCTGTACTTCTAAGATGCTGGCAATTAAAATGCGATTTCGCTTGTGTAACTTATTATCATTTAGTATATGATCACGTATCTGTAGGACTTGGTTCATTTCTAAATAGTTGTACATTTTAGATTCATCTTTTTCGATATCCTCTATTGTTTTTCTTCTTTTAGGAATTTTGACATTAGTTAACAAATATTCATTTGGATAATTGTAAAATTTAACTGCATATTTAATAGCTCCTTTCATATCTCCGAGTTGACGGGTTACTTGATTTTGAGAATAGATATCTGATAATTTATTAATAAATATCTGCATATATTTTGTATCAAGTTTGTTTAAAAGCAAGTTCTCAGAGCAGTATCGTTTAATGTTTTTAATTCTTATTTTTATATTATTAAGAGTAGTCAACTTTGAACCTGATGTTTTTATATGATATTCAAGCCATTCATCTAATAGCGCGTGAAAAGTCAAAGTTTTTAATTCGCTTGACGACTTGTTGTTTAGTTTTTCTTTTATTTTTTCTTCTAAACGAAACATTGCTTCTTTTTGTGATTGTTTTGTATTCTTGTTCAACACAACACTTACGCGCTTCCATTTATCTGTGTATGGATCTTTATACTTCTCGTAGTATCTGTATTTAGTTTCGTTATTTTTGTTTTTAAATTTTTCAATCCACATGTTTATACCTCCTGCAAGAACGTATGTTCTATAAAATATTAAAAAATAATAAGGGTAGTCGGGCTACCCAAAATTTAGTACTAGGTACTAAATATGTTATAATAAAATAAAAAGTAGGTGATAAGATGACTCAATTTCTAGGGGCGCTTCTTCTTACAGGAGTTTTAGGTTACATACCATATAAATATCTAACAATGATAGGTTTAGTTAGTGAAAAAAACAAGATTATCAATACTCCTGTATTATTGATTTTTTCTATTGAAACATGTTTGATATGGTTTTATACTTTTATAATTTTTAATAATGTTGATTTAAAAAATTTGAGTTTACTTCAGTTGCTTACAGGTCTAAAAGCAAATATTTGGTTTCTAATTATTTTTGTTTTAACAGTGCTTGTATTTAATCCTTTAATTGTTAAATTCATTATCTGGTTAATTAATGAAACAAGAAAGTTTATGAATTTGGATTGTATAAGCTTATTAGACAAAAGAGACAAGTTGTTTAATAACAACGGTAAACCAGTATTTATAGTTATTAAAGACTTTGAAAACAGAATCATTGAAGAGGGTGAACTTAAAACCTATAATTCAGCTGGTAGCGATTTCGATTTACTAGAGGTTGAGCGACAAGATTTCAAAGTATCTGATTTACCGTCAAACGATGAATTGTATATTAAACATACACTTGTAGACCTTAAACAACAAATTAAATTGGATTTATATTTAATGAATGAATATTAATCTTTTTTCTTAGCTTTTTCTGATAAAGTGCTTTTTAAGTTTTCGCTGGCACCCGGCTTTTCAAAACTTTTGTTTATTGGGTTACTACGAGTAGCTTCTTGTTTTTTGTTTTTATCCGCCATAAAATTCTCACCACCATTCAACGTCTACACTTGTAGGCGTTTTTTTATTTAGTAAAATCATAATGAATCTTCTTTGGTTAACTTATCTCCATCTATTTTTTGTGAAATAAATTCCAAGTATTTACGCGCATTATGTGACGATAAATCTTTAGGTAACTCATAAGTGAATGGTTGATTACCACTAGTTAAAACTTCATATACTATAGTTTCTTTTTTTATTTTGCAATTAGTTATTTTCATTATAAACTCCTTTTAAACACTGCTGAAATAGACGTCTTTTATATTAAAGTGCCATATAGGCGCTGTTGGTCACAATACAACTTTGCCCATTACTTTAATATTACTAAACGAAGCGACTTTGATATCATCATACTTCGGATTTAGAGATACCAAATTAATATAGTCTTCGCATATATCTACACGCTTGATAAGACTTACTCCATCTAATACAACGAGTGCAATTGTACCATCTTTAATAGAATCTTCTTTCTTAATAAAAGCGTATGTTCCTTGTTTTAACATAGGTTCCATTGAATCACCATTAACTAAAATACAAAAATCAGCATTTGATGGCGTTTCGTCTTCTTTAAAAAATACTTCTTCATGCAATATGTCATCATATAATTCTTCTCCTATGCCAGCACCAGTTGCACCACATGCAATATACGATACTAGTTTAGACTCTTTATATCCATCTATAGAAGTGACTTTATTCTGTTCTTCCAATTGTTCATTTGCATAGTTAAGTACGTTTTCTTGGCGGGGAGGTGTGAGTTGAGAAAATATGTTATTGATTTTTGACATTATCGTTTCATCTTGACGTTCTTCATCAGGAACTCGATAAGAATCTACATCATACCCCATAAGCCACGCTTCACCAACGTTCAGAGTTTTAGAAAGTAGGTAAATTCTATCTTGGTCGGGTGATTGTACGTCGTTAATATATTGAGATAAAGTGCTTTTACTTAAAGATATACCTAGTTTCTTTTGATAAGGTTTCGATTTATTAATGATATCTACTTGTTTTAAGTTTCTTATTTTCATAATGTGTTTAAGTCTATTTGAAACTTTTTCTCTCATTTAGTGCACCTCCGTTTGATAACTTCATAATAAAGCTTGTTGAACAAAAATTCAACAAAAAAGTTCATAAATCATGAATTTTTGTATTGACTTGATTCAAAACAAGGTGTAAAGTATAGTTAAGTTCATGATACGTGAACTTAAGAGGAGGTGCTTTTATGTGTTACGACTACTCACGTTTGAGCGGGAAAATAGTAGAAAAGTATGGCACTCAGTACAATTTTGCAATTGCTATGAAATTGTCAGAGAGAAGTTTATCCTTAAAACTCAACGGTAAAGTTGGTTGGAAAGACAGTGAAATATGGAAAGCTATACAACTACTAGATATACCGGTAGAGAAAATACACTTATATTTTTTTAAAGAAAAAGTTCATGTTATATGAACTTAAGGAGGGACACAATGGAACAAATCACGTTAACCAAAGAAGAGTGTGTCGAACAATGCATCAATAAAGACTTAAAACTTTTAGATTATCGAGTTCAACAAATTTTAGAAGGTGTTCTATCAGAAAGTACCACATACGGTGATGCAAGAAATAAATTAGAAACATTGAAAATTATTGCTGAATCTCATTTTAAAACCGAACATGCTTCAGTTATTTACAAATTAGCATTGAAAAAGTTAGACGAAAAAATCAACGCCACTCCAATTAAAGAGTGACGGAAAGGGAGGATTTTAAATGTTTAAGGTTTTAAATGATATAAAAACTTCTTTAAAAAACCATCCTTGGGGTTGGAAAGAGCACTTACCTTATTTGCTGATGTTAACTCTGTCACTTGTGGCTCTGATTCTCGGTGTTCTGTCCGCGATTCTATGATAACAGGCTTTATATAGATTCCTTTGTTGGTAGTGACTTTGATAGTCACATCCCATTCCCATATCACTGGATATTCTTCGAGCAAAAAAGTACATTCTACACTTTCATAAGGTCCTAAAGTAAATGGAATGGAGTAGTTTTTATCTTTATATCGTATAGGTTTGAACGTTTTTTGTTCATTTACTTTATTTTTAATATCAAATTCAACGTCAATAACAGAAATGGGAAACTTTGTGAAATTAATAAATGTTATATCGTTGTAACTTGATTTGTCATCGACCAAGTAATTAAAGCTTCTGGTAGGTATAACATCGATGTTAAGAGAATCTTTCATATAGTCTAAATAATATTTAAGTGCAGTCAGTAAGAAACTAAAAATTGCGATACAAATCGCGATTATGTCCATACTTATCACCTCCTTAGGTTGATAACAACATTATACACGAAAGGAGCATAAACAATATGCAAGCATTAAAAACAAAATCGAACATCGGCGAAATGTTCAACATACAAGAAAAAGAAAATGGAGAAATCGCAATCAGCGGTCGAGAACTTCATCAAGCATTAGAGGTTAAGACTCCATACAAAAAATGGTTTGAAAGAATGAGTGATTACGGATTTGAAGAAAATATCGATTATGTAGTCACGGACATTTTTGTCCATAACCCACTAGGAGGTCGTCAGAATCAAACTGACCACGCACTCACACTAGACACTGCAAAAGAAATCGCAATGATTCAACGCAGTGAACCTGGTAAACGTGCAAGACAATACTTCATCCAAGTTGAAAAAGCATGGAACAGCCCAGAAATGATTATGCAACGTGCTTTAAAAATTGCTAACAACACAATCAATCAATTAGAAACAAAGATTGAACGTGATAAACCAAAAATTGTATTTGCAGATGCAGTAGCTACTAMTAAGACATCAATTTTAGTTGGAGAGTTAGCAAAGATCATTAAACAAAACGGTATAAACATCGGGCAACGCAGATTGTTTGAGTGGTTACGTCAAAACGGATTCCTTATTAAACGCAAGGGTGTGGATTATAACATGCCTACACAGTATTCAATGGAACGTGAGTTATTCGAAATTAAAGAAACATCAATCACACATTCGGACGGTCACACATCAATTAGTAAGACGCCAAAAGTAACAGGCAAAGGACAACAATACTTTGTTAATAAGTTTTTAGGAGAAAAACAAACATCTTAATAGGAGGAACGAACAATGCAAGCTCAAAACAAAAAAGTCATCTATTACTACTATGACGAAGAAGGTAATAGACGACCCGTTAATATTTAATACAACGATGGCTACGACTTAATGATAGACCCGCGTTTTATTGAAATGACGCTTGAAAGACATCCGCATTTAAAAAATAACTTTTATGGATTAATAGATGGAAAAGAATTTAAGTTAGATTAAATTTTTGGAAATGCAAAGGAGGCATAACAAATGTTACAAAAATTTAGAATCGCGAAAGAAAAAAATAAATTAAAACTCAAATTACTAAAGCATGCTAGTTACTGTTTAGAAAGAAGTAACAACCCTGAATTGTTGCGAGCAGTTGCAGAGTTGTTAAAGAAGGTTAACTAAATTAGGCCTTATTATTACTTTTTAGAATGTGAACAATAGGTCGATAAAAAACTTAATAAACAAACTATAGCAACTATCAATGAATTTTGAATATGTAAATCGTTCTCGTTTATATAGTTTGTTACAAAGATTTGAATGTCAGCACCTGCTGCAATGCCATTAGACCATCTTATTAACTTTTTGAAAGGATGTGGAAAATCATTTTCGATACGTTTGACAAATTCATCGTGTCTCTTGTAGGTACTTTGCTCATTTATTGGATAGGTCGAATTGATGGCTTCAGCCAAAGTAGAGATAGCAGTTGGATTGATATAAAAATCTCTAATGGTCTGTTGTGCTTGAAGTACAATCTCATCATCAAACCTATAGAGTTCCTTAAAAGATTTTATCGTTTCTTCAGAAAATAAATTTCTTTGAAATGTTAGAGATGAAAAAGAATTACGCAAATTAAAATTCATTTCAATTAAGTTGTTTAGATGAAAGTCTACTTTGAAGTCAGAAAATAAATTTATGTTGTTTCTATTAATTATATCTAATTGGTACTTAGGTTTTAAAGATTGTTTAATTGCCATACTTTTAGAAATTTCAACATTACTAATTACGTTATTAATAGAAAAACGAACATTTTTTAAAGGATCAATATACACCAATATCACCTCCTTTCACTAGGAGATAACAACATTATACACGAAAGGAAAGATAGAAATGCCACATATTTTAAACGTAACAGTTCCAATACCTGAAACACATGTACTTATCACAAAAGATGAATATGATGAGCTAATTGGTTATTCATTAGACCCTGTATGGAACATGAGTGACTTAAAGAAGAAATTAAAAATTGCATCTGATGAGACTATCAAGGACAGATTACTATTTCATCCTAGATTTGAAAAAGAACTAAGAGCGCAAGGAATTGTGCATTACCCTGATGAGAATTTTAATCGCTGGAGATTTAACGCAAGAAAGATGAATAAATTCGTCGATGAGCATTTCAATGAAATATATAAGGAGAGAATAAAATGAGCAACATTTATAAAAGCTACCTAGTAGCAGTACTGTGCTTTACAGTCTTAGCAATTGTACTTATGCCGTTTCTATACTTCACTACTGCATGGTCGATTGCGGGATTCGCAAGTATCGCAACATTCATATTTTATAAGGAATACTTTTATGAAGAATAAAAAAACTGTTACTCACGGCAATGAGTAACAGTCTAAACAATTAGAAAATTAATGCATATTCAATATAAAACGAAATAAAGGAAGTGTCAACAATGTACTACAAAATTGGCGATGTATGTCAAAAAGTAATTAATGTAGACGGATTCGATTTTAAATTAGCAGTTAAGAAACAAGATTACAGCATTCTAGTGAATGTCTTAGATTTAGAAGATAGATTTATCGACGGTATAAATATAACAGATGAGAATGATCTATACACAGCATTAGACATATTAAATCAATCTATTTATGAATGGATTGAAGAGAACACAGACGAAAGAGACAGGCTAATTAACTTAGTCATGAGATGGTAGGTATAAGCATGAGAGATACAGAAAGAAATATATTGAATATTTTTAAGACGTTATTCGACGAATATACTTTGTCAAACCAACGAGCATTATTGGAAATTGAACGTAATCATCACGGATACTTATCGATTAATTTCTTGCACTATCACGACAGTTACAAAACGAACAATAAGCTTGTACAGATACATGAAATCAATCCGGACAGCCACGAACGAATAAAAAATTTAATTATCGAGGTGTTAAGAGGTCACCGAAAGATTAAAAAAGGAGCATGAGGAAAGATATGAAAATAAATAAGTTAACTATATCGAACTTTGCTGGAATCAAAGAAGAAAAATTTAACTTTGACGGTAAAGATGCAAAAATATACGGCAATAATGCGACTGGCAAGACTACAACAGCAACCGCATTACAATGGCTGCTTTTCGATAAAGGTTTGGACGGATCAACCAAATCATTTAACCCTGTACCTTTAAACGAAAAAAACGAAGAAAATTATGAGTTAATTCCGACTGTTTTCGCAGAATTTGAAATCGACGGAAAAATTACGACTTTTAAAAAAGAGTCACATCCTAAATACACAATAAATCAAAAAACGAATCGCAAGGAATACTCACGAAGTCGAACGAAGAAACAATATATCAATGATGAATCAATAAAAGTAAAGGATTATAAAGCTCGTATTGATGAACTGATTGATGAAGATGTATTCAAGTTAATTACGAACCCTCAAGCATTTAACTTACTAGATTGGAAGAAGCGAAGAAGTTTGTTGTTTGAAATTGCTAAACCAATCAATGATGAGGATGTCATTAAAACAAATGATGATTTTAAAGAATTAAATAATATTCTTGGAGATCATGAAATTGAAACAAAGAAAAAGATTCTTACGGACAAGATAAAACAGATTAACAAAGATATCAAAGATATTCCGATACGTATTAACCAAACACAACAAAATAAGCAGGATGTACCTGAATTCGATAATGATAGATACGCAATTATCAAACAAGAAATTGAGCAACTTGAAAATGAGCGTATAGATATTCAAAACGGTGCAGAAGAAATTAATTTGCGTAATCAATTAGCTGATAAACAATCAGAATTGAAGCGCATTGAAGACAATAACAGCGCAAGTAATGAGAACAAAATCCATACTTTAACAAATGAGTTACACGTTGAAAATGGAACGGTTGCGAACCTTAAAACAAGATTAAATCAAAACAAACAACAAATCGCACATGAAGAAAATAGACGTAATCAATTATTAGAAAATCATAAAGGATTAAAAAGTGATTTAGAAAAAGCTAAAAATCAAAAATTTGAATATCTTGATGACAATGTATGTAGTTGTTGTGGTCAACAGTTACCAGCTGAACAAGTGAATGAGGCAAGAGAAAAAGCATTGCAGAAATTCAATGCTAGCAAATCGAAAGAATTAGAAACAATACAAACATCTATCAATCACATTATTTCAGAAGGCAAGAAAATAAAGCCAATCATCGAGAAGTTAGAGGATGACAATAATAATCTTCAAATTAAAATCAACGAAGCAGAAGAGCGTTCAGCAAGAATACAAAACAAAATTAATAAGTTAAAAACGACTCACGTTGACGTTACACAAACTGACGAATACAAAGCAGTAATGTTAGAGATAAATGAAATTAATCAAAAACGCTCAAACATCAGGAAAACTATTCAAGATAAAGTTTCAGGAATAGATGACAAAATAAGCGAACTTACTCAAGAAAAATCAGAAATTGAAGTGTCAAGATCAATCGAAAAATCAAATAAACATCTAGATGATGTTATTTCTGAATTAAGAAATGAAGAAGATAGATTATTGGATGAAAAAGAAAAGTATTCACATGACCTTTATATCTTAAAAGAATTTACAACAACAAAAGTCAAAATGCTTACTGAAAATATCAATAATGAATTTGAGATTGCTGAATTTAAGTTATTCAATACCTTAGTTAACGGCGAATTAGAAGAAACATGTTCCACAACGGTTAACGGCGTCGAATACGACAGCGGTTTAAATAACGCCTCAAGAATTAATGTTGGCTTAGATATCATCAATACACTGTCAAAACATTTTAAAGTTACAGCGCCAATATTTATTGATAATGCTGAATCAGTAACAGAGCTTATCAAAACAGAATCACAACAAATTCAATTGATAGTAAATGAACAAGATAAAAAATTAAGAATGGAGACTATATAAAATGACTGAAAATAATAAATTACAAACTATTGAACAACAATTAGTACAAGAAAAGAACGTATCTGACAACGTATTAAACAAAGTGAGAGTTTTAGAGTCACAAGGCAATTTGGAATTGCCAAATGATTATTCACCAAGTAATGCCATGAAACAAGCATGGTTACAAATCAGCCAAGATAACAAATTAATGAGTTGTAACGATACAAGCAAAGCAAATGCCTTATTAGACATGGTAACGCAAGGTTTAAATCCAGCTAAAAATCAATGCTACTTTATTCCTTACGGCAACAAAATGCAGTTACAACGTAGCTATCACGGTAATGTAATGATGTTAAAACGTGATGCAGGTGCTCAAGATGTTGTTGCTCAAGTGATTTATAAAGGCGATACATTCAAGCAAGAAATGGGAGAAACAGGACGTATCAAAGCGATTAAACACGAACAAGACTTCTTTAACATCGACAAAGAAAACATTATCGGTGCGTACTGCACAATCGTATTTAATGATGGACGAGATAACTATATTGAAGTCATGACTATTGAACAAATTAAACAAGCATGGATGCAGTCATCAATGATTAAAGATGAAAAAGCATTACAAAATTCTAAAACACATAATAATTTCAAAGAAGAAATGGCTAAAAAAACAGTTATCAATAGAGCTGCTAAACGTTATATCAACACATCAACAGATAGCAATCTTTTCAAATATGCACAAGAATCCGAACAACGTCAACGCAAAGAAGTGTTAGACGCAGAAGTTGAAGAAAATGCAAATCAAGAACAATTGGACTTTGAACAACCAGTTCTCGAAGAAGCACAATACACAGAATTAGAAAATGATAAGCCTATTGATGTATCTGACTTTGAAGAAATAAAAGAACCTGCAACAGAAAAAGAAAGCGAAGAAGAGCCATTTTAATTGAAACAATAGCAACTGGTTCAAGTGGTAACTGCTACGTCTTAAATGATGGACGTACTACGTTACTGCTTGAGGCAGGAATAAAATTTGAACGTGTTCAAAAGCATTTCAAATATAAAACAAGACATATAGCAGGGTGTCTTATCACACACGAACATGGTGATCATGCAAAGTACACAAAGCAGTTTGTCGACAATGGTGTAATCAGCTATATGACTGCTGGAACACAACAAGCTATGAATTTTGAAAGTCATCGCTTATGCACGATTAAGGCAAAGCAAGAGCTGCGAATAGGCACATGGTCAATTCTACCGTTTGACATCGAACATGATGCTAACGAGCCTGTGGCTTTCTTATTACAAAGTACATTAGGTTATAAGGTTCTGTATGTTACTGATACAAAGTATTTGAAATACAAATTTAACGGCATTACGCACATGATGTTAGAAGTTAATTATATCTATGAACAAATACAGGAAAACATAAAAAACGGCAGTGTGCACAGCACATTAGCAAATAGAATTATGGAGTCTCATTTTAGCTTAGAACATGCTATCGGAATGTTAAAAGCAAATGATTTAACTAGACTCGAAGAAATACATTTAATTCATTTAAGTAGCCAAAATTCAAATGCAAAATACATTAAAAGTGAAATACAAAAAGTGACGGGCGTGCCCGTTTATGTTGGAGGTTTATAAATGATAAACAGAACAATATTAGTTGGTCGTTTAACTAGAGACCCAGAATTAAGGACCACTCAAAGTGGTGTAAATGTAGCATCATTCACATTAGCAGTTAATCGTACATTTACAAATGCACAAGGCGAGCGCGAGGCAGACTTTATAAATGTCATCGTATTTAAAAAACAAGCAGAGAACGTTAATAAATACCTATCTAAAGGATCGTTGACGGGCGTAGATGGTAGGTTACAAACGCGGAATTATGAAAATAAGGAAGGTCAACGTGTATATGTTACGGAAGTTATTGCTGATAGTATTCAATTTTTAGAACCGAAAAACTCAAATGACACTCAACAAGATTTATACCAACAACAAGTACAACAAACACGTGGACAATCGCAATATTCAAATAACAAACCAGTAAAAGATAATCCGTTTGCGAATGCAAATGGTCCGATTGAAATAGATGACGATGATTTACCATTCTAATTTAACCGGTTTGAAAGTGAGGTGTGTATATGACTGGTTGGATAAGTATTGATCGCTCAATTCAAAATCATTGGCTATTTAAAGAAAAGAGAACATTTTCAAAGTTTGAAGCATGGATATATTTACTCATGGAAGCGAATCATTCAAAGGCAAAAGTGCCTATTGGAAACCAAATTGTAACCGTAGAAAGAGGACAAAGATTAACATCGATTTTGACCTTGTCTGACCTTTTTAACTGGTCACGATTTAAAGTGAAAACCTTCCTTGACTTACTCGAGAGTGATGGAATGTTAGAAGTCAAAACAACATCAAAATATACCCTTATAACCATTGTCAATTATGACTTTTATCAAAGTGAGCAGGGCAGGAACCAACATCAAAACGACATCAAACCAACATCAAAACAACATCAGTCAAACATCAACCCAACATCAAAACAACATCAAACCAACACAAACAATAATGATAATAAAGATAATAATGAAAAGAATATGAATAATGAGAAGAAGAAGGTAACCGCCTTCGACTTCTTCCAAGATAACGGATTCGGTTTCATAACTCCTTACAATTTAGACGATTTAAATTATTATCTTGATTCATTTGAAAATGATTCAGATCAAATAGTTACCGCATCACTTAAAATCGCTAAAGATAGAAACAAAGTTACTTGGGGATATGCTAAAAGCATTTTGAATACATGGCTTAATGCAAACTTGAAATCTATTGAACAAGTACGTGCATTTGAAAAGCAACAACTTGAAAGCAAAAAACAAAATTATAAACCTTTCGTTAAACAATCAAAAGAAAAAACACCCAAATGGCTCACAGACAGCACGAGAGAAACGAAAACGCCGGAAGTAGATGAAAACCTTGAGAAAGACAGAGAAGCTTTTATTAAGCGTCTAAATAGCAAATGGGAGTGATTGAAAATGGATGCATTTGATAAATACTATCTATTTGATCATGACGGCAACAAAATGTTTTCAGTTACACCACATTTTAAAGATGGACGGCATTTAGTTGTTGGATTAAAACATACAAAATTCAATGGTCGACGTTGGTACTTAGATGATTATGAATTAAAAACACTTATTGATAATGAACAAATGGAGTTAGGACACCAAACAAGCTTATTTGAATATATATGAGGGATTACATGGAAATAGAAATTAAATTTAATGAAGTGTTTAATGCGCCGATGGGGTCGCCTCGTCCACGCTTTCGTAATACAGGTAGATATGCACTCACATATATGCCTACAAAATATACAGAACATAAAAAATATTTACAAAATCAAATGCCAAAGCTAAATCTAGAAAATGTATTAAAAATTGAATTAGAGTTTTACTTTCCATTGCTTAAATCATGGTCGAAGAAAAAGAAAAACGAAATGGTTGGGCAGTATAAAGTGACTAAGCCGGATATCGACAACTTAATTAAAACGGTATTAGATGCTTGTAATGGCCATGTATGGAAAGACGATAACCAAATTACAGAAATAACTAGCTCAAAGCGTTATGGAATTGAGCCCAAAATAATCATACGAATAGAAGAAATATAAGAGGTGGATAAAATGGCGAGAAAAGCAAGAATTGTAACAATAAACGATAAACCTTATAGGTTCAGTAAATTTGAAATGGAATTAATAGAAAGTCACGGTATAACCGCTGGAATGGTTTCTAAGAGAGTAAAAGACGGTTGGGAACTACATGAAGCAATGGACGCACCAGAAGGTACGCGTTTAAGCGAGTACAGAGAAAAGAAAACAATAGAAAGACTGGAACAAGCTAGACTCGAACGCAAATTGGAAAGAGAGCGAAAGAAAGAGGCTGAGCTAAGAAGAAAGAAGCCACATTTGTTTAATGTGCCTCAAAAACATTCACGTGATCCGTACTGGTTTGATACTACTTATAACCAAATGTTTAAGAAATGGCAGGAAGTATAAATGCCTAAAACCGATAGCGCACGCAAAGAATACTTAAACCAATTTTTCGGATCTAAGAGATATCTGTATCAGGATAACGAACGAGTGGCACATATCCATGTAGCAAATGGCACTTATTACTTTCATGGGCATATCGTACCAGGTTGGCAAGGCGTGAAAAAGACATTTGATACAGCTGAAGAGCTTGAAACATATATAAAGCAACAGGATTTGGAATATGAGGAACAGAAGCAACTAACTTTATTTTAGAGGAGGTTATGAAAGTGAACTATGAAACAGGATTCCAAATAGGCGTAATGGAAGCTAGGTTGAAGAAGATGAGAAAACAACGTGATGAGTACAAGAAGCAACGTGACGAGCTTATTGGGGATATAGCTAAGTTAAGAGAGCGTAACGAAGAGCTGGAGAACATGTGGCGCACAGTCAAAAATGAATTGCTTGGAAGATACGAACATTACTGTTTTAAATTTAGAGAACTACACCTTGAGAGCAAAGCGAACAGGATAGGAGCTCTCTATATAGGAGGTAAAAGCACTGCAGATATTATAATGTCGCGAATGGAAGAACTAGACGGAACAAATGAGTTCTACGAATTTTTAGGGCAAATGGAGGAAGACACAAATGAATAACCGTGAACAAATAGAACAATCCGTTATAAGTGCTAGTGCGTATAACGGCAATGACACAGAGGGATTACTAAAAGAGATTGAGGACGTGTATAAGAAAGCACAAGCGTTTGATGAAATACTTGAGGGTTTACCTAATGCTATGCAAGATGCACTCAAAGAAGATATTGGTCTTGATGAAGCAGTAGGGATTATGACGGGGCAAGTGGTCTATAAATATGAGGAGGAGCAGGAAAATGACTAACACATTACAAGTAAAACTATTATCAGAAAATGCTAGAATGCCCGAACGAAATCATAAGACGGATGCAGGTTATGACATATTCTCAGCTGAAACTGTCGTACTTGAGCCACAAGAAAAGGCAGTGATCAAAACAGATGTAGCTGTAAGCATACCAGAGGGCTATGTCGGACTATTAACTAGCCGTAGTGGTGTAAGTAGTAAAACGCATTTAGTGATTGAAACAGGCAAGATAGACGCGGGATATCATGGTAATTTGGGGATTAATATCAAGAATGATGCACAAGTATATTTAACAACTAACGAACAGTGTTTTGATATACAAGGAGAAATGGAAAATTCTTTTGTAAATAATGCTAAGAAAAAACCTTTTACTATAAATGATTATTACGAAATATATAAAGGCGACAAACTAGCTCAATTGGTTATCGTGCCTATATGGACACCTGAACTAAAGCAAGTGGAGGAATTCGAGAGTGTTTCAGAACGTGGAGCAAAAGGCTTCGGAAGTAGCGGAGTGTAAAGACATCTTAGATCGAGTCAAGGAGGTTTTGGGGAAGTGACGCAATACTTAGTCACAACATTCAAAGATTCAACAGGACGCAAGCATACACACATAACTCGAGCTAAAAGCAATCAAAGGTTTACAGTTGTTGAGGCAGAGAGTAAAGAAGAAGCGAAAGAGAAATATGAGTCACAAAATACACCTATTGTTTACTACACTAATAATTCTAAAGTGACCTTATTCGAAAGACCTAGTGAAGAAGTATTAGGTTCTTTGTTCGAAAAGAAATAAAATCATTAAAGAGGGGAGATAATAATGTTTAATACACCTAAAATGAAATTACCAGAAAAGCACACCGAGGTATTTAAGACGTATAAAAATGGAACGCCAGAAGAAAAAGCTGAGATTGAAGGCTGTTTTATTAAAACTGTTAAAGATGAAGATAGTGAATTTTACAGCCCTATGTTAGCCAGTCTAAATGAACAACAGTTAAAGAGTATGTTGAGACAGGTACTTTTTTTGATTGATACAGGAGATGACAATGATGATTAAACAAATATTAAGACTAATATTCTTACTAGCAATGTATGAGCTAGGTAAGTATGTAACGGAGCAAGTATATATTATGATGACGGCTAATGATGATGTAGAGGTGCCGAGTGATTACGTCTTTCGAGCGGAGGTAAGTGAGTGATGTGGATTACTATGACTATTGTATTTGCTATATTGCTATTAGTTTGTATCAGTATTAATAGTGATCGTGCAAGAGAGATACAAGCACTCAGATATATGAATGATTATCTACTTGATGAAGTAGTTAAAACTAAAGGATACAACGGGTTAGAAGAATACAGGATTGAATTGAAGCGAATAAATAACGATATTAAAAAGTAATTTATATTATCGGAGGTATTGCATGTATAACAGGAAAGAAATACGTGAAATGATAGATAACTACAAGTGGATGAAGAACATAATAGACAGTAAAGTCTACGATAACGAAAGTACATCAATTGCACAATATGGTTATCAATCTGCGATGCCAAAAGCTAAAGGCACGACTAGCAATAAAGTGTTAGTGAAAGTTATAAACAAAAACAAAGCGCTTAGAAAGTACGATTACTTGATTAAGAAGATAGCGTTCATTGATGAATATGAAGAATACATCACGAATGAAAAAGATTATCATATTTTACAAATGTTAAAACAACGAGAAAGCCATAATAGGATCATGAGCATTCTTGATATAGGCAGAGACAATTTTTATTCTAGAGTAAAAGATATAGTAAATATACTTTATAACTTGCAACAAGAAACCGACAGTTCGGACACATCGTACAGTTCGGACACATCGTACAGTTCGGACTAATTTTGATGCTACATATTGTTTTTTATTATAATTGCTGTGTAGCAAAACATTTATATTTCTTTTGAACTCTCACATTAAGTGAGGGTTTTTATTTTTATAAACAAGAGGTGGAGAATGGAGATATCAAAGTACCAAGAGATAGCTACACGTACACACAATGATGAATTGAATTTAAATGAATCTATTACTTGTTACGGCTTAGGTTTAACTCAATCTACAGGCAATGTTACAGATCTAATTAAACAGCATATGTTTTGTAATGTACCGATAGATAAAGGAATTATGATAAATGAACTTAGCGAAGCATTGTGGAATATAGCTAATCTTACTAACGTGTTAGGTATTAACTTGGATGAGATAGCTGGTCATAGTGTTAACACTATCTTGATGAATAAACCTAATCAGACTATCAATTTAGACAATGGTATAAAACAAGGAGACAAAGTATTGTTTCAAGGTAGTAAGTATCTTGTTGATGGATCGATAGGAAACTTATTGTTAATTAGCAATGATAAAGATGATAGACAAGTAACTGTGCAAGATGTTAAGAAAGTCGACAAGGAGTGATGGCATTGTCTATTATGAAGCGATGTGGTCATCCAACATGTAATGTATTGATTAATCATAATGAAAGTTATTGTGATAAACACAAGCAATATGCAAATGAAAATTACAATGATTTGAGACGTCGAAACGATCCAGAGTATTTAAGATTTTATAAATCGAAAACGTGGCAAAACATGCGTCGAATTGTATTGTTAGAACATGATTTTATTTGTGTTTCTTGTGGCAATCAAGCGACTATGGTTGACCATATTGTACCAACAAAAATTGATTGGGCAAGAAGATTAGACAAAAGTAATTTACAGCCTTTGTGTGATGCTTGCCATAACCAAAAGACAAAAGAAGATTTGAAGAAATATTAAAAAAGATAAAAATAGGAAGTCCCCCCAAAGATGAAACGGGCGTCAATGAAAGGTTCTGGAGAACGGAGCAGAGTTTTCTTCTCAAAAAATTCCCTTTATTTAAGTTTTTTTAGTAGGAGGTGCTAATTTATGGCGGGTAGACCTAAGAAGCTTTTGTCAAATTCGAACAAGAATTATACAAAAGAAGAAATTATTGAAAAAGAGCGTCAAGAAGCTCAATTAAATAAATTTTCTAAAATCGATACTGAACCACCGCACTTTTTAGATGAAATAGCGAAACAAGAATACTTAAGAATATTACCGCACATGCAAGAATTGCCAATTTCCAACTTAGATAAAGCACAATTAGCACAATATTGTAGTTTTTATAGTGACTTTGTTAAAGCAAGTTTGATTTTAGAGCGCGAAGACTTGATTTTAGAAGACGACAAAGGAAATCAAAAGGTTAATCCGGCGTTCAACATAAAGGAAAAAGCGGGTATTCGATTGCAACAAACAGCTAATACTTTAGGATTAACTATTGATAGCCGATTGCGTATTATGGTTCCTGATGAAAAAGAAGATGATGATCCATATATGGAATTTGTGAGTGATTAGTAATGACTGATTATGTTACTAAATACGCAAAAAAGGTAGTTTCAGGAGAAATTTTGGCAAGTTTGAAGAATATTCAAGTATGTAAACGTCACCTATCTTTTATGGAGAACCCGCCGAATGGTTGCCATTGGGATAATCATTTGTCTAACAAAGCAATTAAATTTGTGGAAATGCTTCCAGACCCTAAAACAAACCAGCCCATGCCTCTTATGGAGTTTCAGAAATTCATTGTTGGGAGCTTATACGGCTGGCGTAGAGGTCAATACAGAATGTTTACTAAAGCTTATATAAGTATGGCTAGAAAACAAGGTAAGTCTCTAATCGTATCCGGAATGTCCGTTAACGAACTGTTGTTTGGACAATACCCTAAATTTAATAGACAAATTTATGTAGCTTCATCTACTTATAAGCAAGCGCAAACAATATTCAAGATGGCAAGCCAACAAGTAAACCTAATGCGAAGTAAAAGCAAGTTTATCCGTGAAAAAACAGACGTAAGAAAGACAGACATTGAAGATGTATTAAGTAGTTCAGTGTTTGCACCTCTTTCCAATAACCCAGATGCGGTTGATGGTAAAGATCCTACAGTTGCTATTTTGGACGAATTGGCAAGTATGCCTGATGATGAGATGTACTCAAGGTTTAAAACAGGTATGACATTACAAAAAAATCCTTTAACCCTACTTGTTTCAACGGCCGGAGACAATTTAAATAGTCAAATGTACCAAGAGTATAAGTATATTAAACGTATTTTAAATGAAGAAGTAAGAGCTGATAATTACTTTGTATATTGTGCTGAAATGGATTCACAAGAAGAAGTTCAAGATGAAACAAAGTGGATTAAAGCAATGCCGCTTTTAGAATCAAAAGAACATAGAAAAACTATACTTCAAAATGTAAAAGCTGATATACAAGACGAATTAGAAAAAGGGACATCGTATCATAAGATTTTGATTAAAAACTTCAATTTATGGCAAGCGCAAAGAGAAGATAGCTTGCTAGATATTTCAGATTGGGAACAAGTAATAACGCCTATGCCTAATATCAATGGTAAAGATGTGTATATAGGTGTCGACTTATCGAGATTGGATGACTTAACATCTGTAGGGTTTATTTTCCCTAACGACGATAAAAAAGTGTTTTTACATAGTCATTCTTTCATTGGATTAAGAACAAACTTAGAACAAAAATCTAAGAGAGACAAAATAAATTATGAATTAGCGATTGAACGTGGAGAAGCTGAGACTACACAATCAGATAGCGGCATGATTGATTATAAACAAGTTATCGATTTTATAGTGAAATTTATAACGACGCATGACCTGAATGTACAGGCTGTTTGCTATGACCCTTGGAATGCGCAAAGTTTTATAACAACAATCGAATCAATGGCTTTAGATTGGCCACTCATTGAATTGGGACAAAGTTTTAAGGCGTTATCACAATCTATTAAAGAATTTAGAATGTGGGTTGCAGATGAAAGAATACAGCATAACGATAATATGTTACTTACAACATCAGTTAATAATGCCGTTTTGATTCGTGACGGAGAAGACAATGTGAAAATAAATAAAAAAATGAATCGTCAAAAAATAGATCCGATTATTTCGATTATCACAGCTTTCACTGAAGCTAGAATGCACGAATTCCAAGAAAATTGGACGGAGAAATATGAAAGCGAAGAATTCGGATTTTAAAGGTGGTGACAAAATGGACTTGAATAAAATAAATGTCTTTTTTAATTTCTTGGTTGCTAATTTGGTTAGCATCCTTTTTTTATTAGGTTTGTTTGTGGTTAATGTTTCTGTGTATAAAGCATTCGGTCAAAATATAGGACTTTTATGCATTGGTATAACACTGATTGTTATTTCGTTGATTTTAAATCACGAAAGCAATCAAGAAAGGAGTTAGTAGTTGTGGGGATTTTTTATAAAAATGAAAAACGAGACTTGCAATACAACGAAGATGATTTGCAAATGATGGTTCAAACTTTGCCAGGTTTTCAAGGAACAAAATTACGACAATATAAAGATATAGAAGCAATTAGGCATAGCGACATCTTTACTGCAGTTATGATGATTGCTTCTGATTTGGCGCGCATGCCAATTAGGGTGACAGTGAACGGCCAAATTAATTATAGTGACAGGATTGTTAATTTGTTAAATACACGTCCTAACCCAATGTATAACGGCTATATATTCAAATTAGTAGTGTTTGTTAGTGCCTTACTAACATCGCACGGCTATATTGAAATTACACGTGATAAAACAGGAGAACCTATGAATTTAACGTTCAGAAAGACATCCGAAATAGAATTGAAATCAGACGCAAGAGGTCGACTGTATTATTTTCATCAAAGGATAGACAGTAACGGAAATAATATAGAACGTAATGTTAAGTTTGAGGATATGCTAGACATCAAATTTTATTCGTTGGATGGTATAAATGGTTTGTCACTGTTAGACACATTAAGTCGCACGATAGAATCAGATAACAATGGAAAAGATTTCCTTAATAATTTCTTGCGAAATGGCACACATGCTGGTGGTATTTTGAAAATGAAAGGTGTATTAGATAATAAAAAAGCAAGAGACCGTGCCAGAGAAGAATTTCACAAAAGTTTTAGTGGAACTAAACAAGCTGGGAAAGTTGTCGTACTCGATGAATCAATGACGTTTGATCAATTAGAAGTTGATACAGAAGTTTTAAAGCTTATCAGAGAAAACAAATCATCAACAAGAGAAATAGCAGGTGTATTTGGTATTCCATTGCATAAGTTCGGCATAGAAACAGCGAACATGAGTATCACGGATGCTAATTTAGATTACTTATCAACTTTAAAACCTTATATTACATGCGTTTGTGCAGAATTGAATTTTAAGTTTAATGATGAATATGTGAATCGTGAATTTAAATTTGATACCACTGAAATACGAGTTGTTGATGAAAAAACACAAGCTGAAATTGACAAAATTAACATTGATTCTGGAAAGATGAATATCGATGAAATTAGACAACGTGATGGATTAGCGCCAATACCAGGCGGTAATGGTAGCATTCACAGAGTCGATTTAAACCATGTAAATATTGAACTTGTAGATGAGTATCAGATGAATAAATCGAGAGCTACTGATAAAAAATTGAAAGGTGGTGAGGAAAATGAGTAAGGAAACGAGAGTTGGCAACATTATTGAGGTACGCTCAAATGATAACAACGAAATGGTCATAGAGGGGTATGCGTTAAAGTTTGACACTTGGTCTGAAAATCTTGGTGGATTCAAAGAAACGATTTCACGTCGCGCTTTAGAAAACACTGATTTATCTGATGTGCGTTGTTTAGTAGATCATATCCCATCGCAAATAATTGGTAGGACAAAATCGGGTACTTTGGAGCTCGAAACTGATGATGTTGGACTTAAATATCGTTGTAAGTTACCAAACACAACATTTGCACGTGATTTATATGAGAACATGCGTGTAGGCAACATCAATCAATGTTCGTTTGGTTTTATGCTTGACGATAAAGGCGATGAAGTGCGTTTTGATGAACAAGAAAACATTTACAAACGTACTTTAACAGCAATTCGTGAACTTACAGATGTTTCTGTAGTGACTTATCCGGCTTACAAAGACACTGATGTTAAACCAGCATTACGTAGTATTGAAACCGTTAAAAAAGAACAACGTAAAAAAGAATTAGAAATAAGACTAAAGAAACACTCTATATTAAATAATATTTGGTGAAGTTGAACACCATTATCAAATACAGCCATTGGACATGCTGAATATAGCGATGTCTATTTTTTTATGCCAATTTTAGGAGGAAATTAAATGAAAACAAAAGAAGAGTTACAATCTGAGATTTCAGACATTAAAAGACAAATTGATTTAAAGGTGAAGTATGCAACGAGAGCACTTAATAACGATGAGTTAGAAAAAGCAGAAAAATTAGAACAAGAAATTACTGATTTACGTTCTCAAATCCAAGAAAAACAAGAAGAATTAGATAAGCTAAAAGAAAAAGATGGAACTTCAGAAAACAATCAACAATCAGTGGAAGTAAACGAAGCACGTACTTATCGAAACCAAGCAAACATTAATGATTTAGGTATTTCGATTCAAAACACAAAGGTAACATCACAAGAAGTTAGAGATTTTACTGAATATCTTGAAACACGCAATGATATTCAAGGTGGTTCGTTAAAAACAGACTCAGGATTTGTAGTTATTCCAGAGGAAATTGTTACAGATATTTTAAAATTAAAAGAGGTTGAGTTTAATCTTGATAAGTATGTGACGGTCAAACGTGTTACAAATGGTTCTGGTAAATATCCGGTAGTACGACAATCAGAAGTTGCAGCCCTTGAAAAAGTTGAAGAATTAGAAGAAAACCCTGAATTAGCAGTTAAACCATTCTTCCAATTAGCATATGATATTAATACACACCGTGGTTACTTCCGAATTTCACGTGAAGCAATCGAAGATGCAAAAGTGAATGTTTTGCAAGAATTGAAACTATGGATGGCGCGAACTATTGCAGCAACACGAAACAAAGCAATTATTGATGTTATCACTAAAGGATCAACGGGTTCTACAAGTTCAGGTTTTGAAAAAGAAGGCAAGAAATTAGAAGTTAAAAAAGCAAAATCTTTAGATGATATTAAAGATGCTATTAACCTGAATGTTAAGCCAAATTACGAACATAATGTTGCGATTGTTTCGCAAACTATGTTTGCAAAATTAGACAAAATGAAAGATAAGCTAGGAAACTATTTAATCCAGCCAGATGTTAAAGAAAAAACGCAACAGCGTTTATTAGGAGCTAAAATCGAAATTTTACCTGATGAAGTACTAGGGCAAAAAGGTAATAACACTTTGATTATCGGTAACTTAAAAGATGCGATTGTTTTATTTGACCGCTCTCAATACCAAGCATCATGGACTGACTACATGCATTTCGGAGAATGTTTAATGATTGCTGTACGTCAAGACTGTAGAATTCTAGATTATAAATCAGCAATTGTGATTGAATATGATGATAGTGAACGCGGTGAAGGCGATCTTGGCTTAGAAGCATAATAAGCGCTCGATACTTTATAAAGAGGTGATAAACTATGGCAATGTATGAAGTGAAGAAATCTTATACTGACTTGGAAAAAGGCCAGTATTTAAAGTCAGGTAAACGTGTTGAAATGACAGTAAAACGTGCTGAATATGTTAACAAAAAGCTGAAAGAGCATGGAGTAATACTTGAAAGAGTAAAAGAAGAATAGGTGATTGAATGCAATTAACAGCTGAGGAACTTAAGTTATTAAAAAGCATTGCAAAATAGATCACAATTCAGAGGACGACTTATTAGAAATATATTACTCTTGGGCATTCCATGAAATAGCTAGCGCTGTTACGGATGAACCAAGTAAATATATTGATTGGTTTAAAAGTCATCCTCTATTTGCTCGTGCTATATACCCTTTAGCAAGTTACTATTTTGAAAACCGTATTGCTTATTTGGATAGGGATTTATCGCTTGCGCCACATATGGTTTTAAGTACGGTGCATAAATTGAGAGGTTCATTTGAGCGATTTTTGGAGAGTGAAAATGATGAAATTTAATTCCAATAAATTAAATGAACGTATAGATTTTTGTGAAGATGTAAGCGAGAGAGTGAACGGAAATCCGATGAAACCGAAGACGAAAATATTATACTCTTGTTTCGCTTGCATTCAAGAATCTAAAGAATCCGACACTCAAACGAATCTCAATACAGGTAGCAAATTCATTAAAACTATTATTATCAGAGATACACGAGGTGATTATAAACCAACAAATAAGCATTACGTCTTGCATGAAGGGCAAAGATTTAACATCAAATATGTAAAGCCAGATTATCAAGATAAATCTTATTTGCGTATCTATGGCGAGGTGGTCATTTAATGGGGGCAAGAATTGAAAGTAATAACATCGAACAAGGTTTGAAAAATGCAGTTTTAAAAATGAATTTAAATAGTAATGTAATTGTCAAAGCTGGGGCTATGTCATTAGTCCCGCTTTTAAAAAGTAATACACCTTTTGCGAATACTAAAAAGCATGCTCGCGATCACATAGCTGTTTCTAATGTGAAAACAGACAGACACACAAGTGAGAAAATTGTTACAATTGGTTACGCTAAAGGCGTCTCACATCGTATTCATGCAACAGAATTTGGAACAATGTACCAAAAACCACAATTGTTTATAACAAAAACAGAAAAGCAAGGGAAAAACAAAGTTTTAAAAACAATGCTTGATACTGCTAAGAGGTTGCAAAAATGATTAATGTTACCGAATTAATTAGAAACGCTATTATTGCAAATAACATTACAGATGAAGTGAATGTGTTTAACTACACTATAGATGACCATTTTCACGAAAAAACTGACAAGCCTATTATTCGTATATATCCCTTACCGTTCAATCCTGACACATACGCTGATGATAACGAGATTTCAAGAGAATACCATTACCAAATTGATGTTTGGTGGTCTCAAGATGAACCGAACGAGCAAGCAGAAAAAATTGTTGAGTTACTCAAAGTGATAAATTTTCAATGTTATTACAGAGAACCGTTATACGAGAGTGACGTCATGTCATTCAGACATATTATAAGAGCAAAAGGCTCGATTTTATCAATGAAATTGGAGGAAAATTAAATGATTGAAAAATTGAAACAAGCACCAAGATTTTTAAAATTAAACTTACAACATTTTGCAGATACAGGAGTTTCGGGTATCGCAATTGGGGTATCAAACTTTTATTATGCACCTATTTTAAAAGATACAGAAAATGAATGGGAAACTGGAGCTGGCACACGTATTCGTTTCTTAAAAGAAATTGAAGTAGACCGTCCACAAGATACCGAGGAAGATTATGGGGATGATATGGTCGCAGCAACTGCTGTATCTAATGGTAAACTAAGTGTTAAGACAACATTTGTTACTGTTCCTGCTGACGATAAGGCGTTCTTGAATGGCGCTAAAAAAGGTGTAGGTGGTTATAAATATGGAGCTAAGGATATCCCGCCAGATGTAGCGATTGTATTTGAAAGACGTAATCATGATGAGTCTTCAGAATGGGTTGGCTTGTTCAAAGGTAAATTCACTCGTTCAAGCATCAAAGGGCAAACAAAACAAGATAAAGTTGAATTCCAGAATGACGACGTAGAAGGCAATTTTATTGATCGTTTGTTTGATGAGAGCTCGCATGTTACTGGCTATGATAAAAAAGGAAGCACTACAGGGCGCGATTATGTATTCATGGAAACATTTGGTAAAACTTATGATGAATTCATGTCTAGTCGAGGAGAACAAAATATGGAACCTGTAGAAAAAGAAATGAAAAAAACAGAAAAAGTTGAAGTCACTTCTGTAAACGTCACTGATGAACAAGTTACAGTTAAAGTTGATGCTACTAAACAACTATCAGCCACAACCGAACCATCTGGACAGAAAGTAACTTATGCAGTGACTGAGGGGCAAACGTATGCTAGCGTAACATCAACTGGCCTCGTTAAAGGTTTGGCGGAAGGTAATGCGACCGTTACAGCGACTGCAGGAAAGCAAACTGATACTGTGCAAATTACAGTACAATCTAATTTAGAAATGTAAGTTTTGAGGGCTTAATGCCCTCTTTTTATTTTGGCCAAATTAAAAAGAAAGTAGGAATTTAATAATGGAACGTACATCAATTGAATTAATTACAGGATTTACAAAAACAGGAAAGCCGCAATATCAAAAGTATTTAGCGAAGCCGATTATTACTTTGTTTGAAACAATTCAAGGTTCAAAATTAGGTTTGAAACTTAACAAAGCCTTTAAGGGGGCTGATTTTAAAGATCTAACAGAAGAAGAATTTAATAACTTAAGTGTGACAGAACAGGAAGAATACAAAAACAAGCAAGAAGAATACGAAAACAACATGGCTGTACAAATGGAAGTATTAGAAGAAGTTTTGGATTTCATCGTTGAAGCTTTTGATAATCAATTTACCAGTATAGAACTTCAAAAAGGATTACCAAATGGTCAAGAAGGTATTGAAAAGATTGGACAGTTAATTGGACGAATTACAGGTGGGGAACCTAGCGATACAAAAAAGTTCGTGACAGAGAATCAGAAATAAGAAAAGAAGATTTAACACCTGAAGCTGTCTACAACAATTACAGGAAAATAGCTAAAGATTTGATAGAAAAGGGCATGGATGCAGAAAAAGTGGCTAACATGCCGATACACTTCTTTTTAGACATTGTCGAATCGAAGATTGAAACAAAGCGAACTGCGAAAAGTTTTAAAGATATTTTTTAATCAGCCTTTAAAGGTTGATTTTTTATTTACATCTTGGAAGAAAGGAGGTTTTTAAATGCCTAATCCTATAGGTAATATGGTCATAAAGGTTGATTTAGATGGTTCTGGATTCAATAGAGGTGTGACAGGTTTAAATAGGCAAATGAAAATGGTTTCGCGTGAGCTTTCGGCTAATTTATCACAATTTTCTAGATATGATAATTCATTAGAAAAGTCGAAGATAAAAGTCGAAGGTTTGAGTAAAAAACAAAAAGTTCAAGCCCAGATTACTAAAGAGCTGAAAGATAGTTATGACAAACTTAGTAAAGAAACTGGTGAAAACAGTGCAAAGACACAAGCTGCGGCTGCTAAATACAATGAAGCTTACGCTAAATTAAACCAATATGAGCGAGAGTTAAACCAAGCCACACAAGAATTAAAAGACATGCAAAGAGAGCAGAAAGCATTAAATACTGCAATGGGAAAACTTGGTACCAACTTTAATAATTTTGGTCCTAAACTTCAAGAAATTGGTAACAGTATGAAAAATGTAGGCCGTAACATGACTATGTATGTAACTGCGCCGGTGGTTGCTGGGTTTGCTGTAGCAGCTAAAAAAGGTATTGAATTCGATGACAGTATGAGAAAAGTTAAAGCAACTTCAGGTGCTACTGGGGAAGAGTTTGAAGCTTTGAAGAAAAAGGCTCGCGAAATGGGTGCAACAACAAAATTTAGTGCATCAGATTCGGCTGAAGCATTAAATTACATGGCACTTGCTGGTTGGGATTCTAAGCAAATGATGGAAGGTTTAAGCGGAGTTATGGATTTAGCGGCAGCATCTGGCGAAGAACTGGGGGCAGTAAGTGACATTGTTACAGATGGACTAACGGCATTTGGTTTAAAAGCAAAGGATAGTGGTCATTTAGCGGACGTTTTAGCACAAACTAGCTCGAAGGCAAATACGGATGTCAGAGGACTCGGAGAAGCTTTTAAATATGTCGCTCCTGTAGCAGGTGCGTTAGGTTACACGATTGAAGATACATCTATTGCGATAGGTTTAATGAGTAATGCTGGTATCAAAGGTGAAAAAGCAGGTACAGCGTTACGAACAATGTTCACCAATCTTTCAAGTCCAACTAGAGCTATGGGGAATGAAATGGAACGCTTAGGAATATCTATTACAGATAGTAATGGGAAAATGATTCCTATGCGAAAGCTTTTAGACCAACTGAGGGAAAAATTTAAACATCTTTCAAAAGACCAACAAGCTAGTTCTGCAGCTACAATATTTGGTAAAGAAGCGATGTCAGGAGCATTAGCGATTATAAATGCTTCTGATGAAGACTATCAAAAGTTAACCAAATCTATAGATTCATCTACCGGCGCATCTAAAAGAATGGCCGATACAATGGAATCTGGTTTAGGTGGGAAATTAAGAACTTTAAGGTCGCAATTAGAAGAACTAGCCTTAACGATTTATGACAGAATAGAACCAGCACTAAAGATTATAGTAAGTGCTTTTAGCAAAGTAGTGACATGGGTTACTAAATTACCAACGTCAATTCAATTAGCGGTTGTTGGGTTTGGATTATTTGTAGCAGTTTTAGGTCCTTTAGTTTTTATGTTCGGTTTATTTATCAGCGTGATGGGGAATGCAATGACAGTTTTAGGACCCTTGTTAATAAACGTTAATAAAGCTAGTGGTTTATTCGCGTTTTTAAGAACTAAAATCGCATCACTTGTTAAACTATTTCCGATTTTAGGTGTGTCGATATCAAGTTTAACGTTGCCTATAACATTAATTGTAGGTGCATTAGTTGGTATTGGCATAGCTTTCTATCAAGCTTATAAACGTTCAGAAACTTTTAGAAATATTGTAAATCAGGCAATCTCTGGTGTAGCAAACGCATTTAAAGCAGCTAAACTAGCGTTACAAGGTTTCTTTGATTTATTCAAAGGTGATAGTAAAGGCGCGGTTACCCTAGAGAAGATATTTCCACCCGAAACTGTAGCAGGAATACAAAATGTAGTTAATACGATTAGAACAACTTTCTTTAAAGTAGTTGATGCAATCGTTGGTTTCGCCAAAGAGATAGGCGCTCAATTAGTCTCTTTCTGGAAAGAGAACGGCTCAGAAATAACACAAGCTTTGCAAAATATAGCTGGTTTCATTAAAGCAACCTTTGAATTTATTTTTAACTTTATTATTAAACCAATCATGTTTGCGATTTGGCAAGTGATGCAATTTATTTGGCCGGCGGTTAAAGCTTTGATTGTCAGCACTTGGGAAAATATCAAAGGTGTAATACAAGGGGCTATTAATATTATTTTGGGTATTATCAAAGTGTTCTCTAGTCTTTTCACAGGAAACTGGCGAGGTGTTTGGGACGGCATTGTAATGATACTGAAAGGTACTGTGCAGTTAATTTGGAATTTAATACAACTGTGGTTTGTAGGTAAGATTCTAGGTGTTGTTAGATACTTTGGTGGATTGCTTAAAGGTTTAATATCCGGTATCTGGGGTGTTATCAAAGGTATTTTCACAAAATCATTATCTGCAATTTGGAATGCAACGAAAAGTATTTTTGGTTTCTTATACAATAGTGTTAAATCTATTTTCACTAATATGAAAAACTGGTTATCTAGTACGTGGAATAATATCAAAAGCAATACCGTCGGCAAGGCTCATTCGTTATTTACGGGTGTAAGGTCTAAATTCACAAGTTTATGGAATGCGACGAAAGATATATTTACTAAATTAAGAAATTGGATGTCAAACATCTGGAACTCTATTAAAGATAACACGGTAGGTATAGCTGGTCGTTTGTGGGATAAAGTACGTAATATCTTCGGAAACATGCGTGACGGTTTAAAATCTATCATTGGTAAAATTAAAGATCATATCGGCGGTATGGTAGATGCTATTAAAAAAGGACTTAATAAATTAATTGAAGGCTTAAACTGGGTCGGTGGTAAGTTAGGTATGGATGAAATACCTAGGTTACACACTGGTACAGAGCACACACATACTACTACAAGATTAGTTAAGAACGGTAAGATTGCACGTGATACATTCGCTACAGTTGGGGATAAAGGACGTGGAAATGGTCCAAATGGTTTTAGAAATGAAATGATTGAATTCCCTAATGGTAAACGTGTAATCACACCTAATACAGACACTACTGCTTATTTACCTAAAGGCTCAAAAGTATACAACGGTGCACAAACTTATTCAATGTTAAACGGAACGCTTCCGAGATTTCATTTCGGTACTACTATGTGGAAAGATATTAAATCTAGTGCATCATCGGCATTTAACTGGACAAAAGATCAAATAGGTAAAGGTACAAAGTGGCTTGGCGATAAAGTTGGTGATGTCATGGACTTTATCGATAATCCAGGCAAACTTTTAAATTATGTACTTCAAGCGTTTGGAGTTGATTTCAGTTCTCTAACTAAAGGTATGGGTATTGCTGGCGATATAACAAAAGCTGCATGGTCTAAGATTAAGAAAAGTGCAATCAAGTGGCTTGAGGATGCTTTCGCAGAGTCGGGTGATGGCGGTGTATTAGATATGAGTAAATTACGTTACTTATACGGTCACACTGCTGCTTATACACGAGAAACCGGACGCCCATTCCATGAAGGTCTGGATTTTGATTACATTTACGAACCTGTTCCATCAACCATTAATGGTAGAGCACAAGTTATGCCTTTTCATAATGGTGGTTATGGAAAATGGGTGAAAATTGTAAAGGGCGCCTTAGAAGTTATTTATGCACATTTATCTAAATATAAAGTTAAAACTGGTCAACAAGTTAGGGTCGGACAGACTGTTGGTATATCGGGGAATACGGGGTTTAGTACAGGACCTCACTTACATTATGAGATGCGTTGGAATGGAAGACATAGAGACCCGTTACCGTGGTTAAGAAAGAATAATGGGGGCGGCAAAAGTACACCCGGTGGTAATGGTGCAGCTAATGCTAGACGAGCTATTAAGGCTGCTCAAAATATTTTAGGAGGAAGGTATAAGGCGAGTTGGATTACTAACGAGATGATGCGTGTTGCGAGTCGTGAATCCAATTATACAGCTAATGCAGTCAATAATTGGGATAGCAACGCAAGAGCTGGTATACCTTCAAGAGGTATGTTCCAAATGATAGATCCTTCATTTAGAGCGTACGCAAAGTCGGGTTACAATAATCCTCTCAACCCAACTCATCAAGCTATATCGGCTATGAGATATATTGTGGGTAAATGGGTACCAAGAACAGGCTCATGGAGAGCTGCGTTCAAACGCGCTGGTGATTACGCATATGCTACTGGTGGCAAAGTCTATAACGGATTGTATCACTTAGGGGAAGAAGGATATCCAGAGTGGATAATACCTACTGATCCAAGTAGAGCGAACGAAGCACACAAATTATTAGCTTTAGCTGCTAACGATATTGATAACCGCTCTAAAAATAAGCGACCAAACAACTTACCAAATCCAAGTATAAGTAATAGTGATACAAACTATATTCATACATTGGAGAATAAACTGGATGCGGTTATTAATTGTTTGGTTAGTTTGGTTGAGTCTAATCAAGTTATTGCAGATAAGGATTACGAACCAGTTATTAATAAGTATGTGTTTGAAGATGAGGTAAATAATTCTATCGATAAACGAGAGCGTCACGAATCTACAAGAGTTAGATTTAGAAGAGGAGGCACGATAATCTAATGCAAGATACAATTCAAATAGACAATAAAACAATTGGATGGCTGGTTGTGCAAAGAGGGTTCGAGATACCCTCTTTTAATTTTGTTACTGAAAAAGAAAACGTAAAAGGTAGAGCGGGATCTATTGTTAAGAATCGTTATTTAAATGATATCGAATTTGATTTACCATTAATTATTCGAAACGAAAAATTGTCACCAGGTGGAGAAAAAACACACGATGATATATTAGAAGCATTGGTCAAGTTCTTCAATATTAAAGATTTAACACCTAAAAAACTTAAATTCAAATCTCAAAACTGGTATTGGTTTGCATATTTTGATGGTCCATTAAAATTACCGAAAAACCCAAGAGGTTCAGTGAAGTTCACTATAAAAGTAGTGTTAACAGATCCTTATAAATACTCGGTAACTGGAAACAAAAACACCGCGATTTCAGACCAAGTTTCAGTTGTAAATAGTGGGACTGCTGACACTCCTTTAATTGTTGAAGCCCGAGCAATTAAACCATCTAGTTACTTTATGATCACTAAAAATGATGAAGATTATTTTATGGTTGGTGATGATGAGGTAACCAAAGAAGTTAAGGATTACATGCCTCCTGTTTATCATAGTGAGTTTCGTGATTTCAAAGGTTGGACTAAGATGATTACTGAAGATATTCCAAGTAATGATTTAGGTGGTAAGGTCGGCGGTGACTTTGTGATATCCAATCTTGGCGAAGGATATAAAGCAACTAATTTTCCTGATGCAAAAGGTTGGGTTGGTGCTGGCACGAAACGAGGGCTCCCTAAAGCGATGACAGATTTTCAAATTACCTATAAATGTATTGTTGAACAAAAAGGTAAAGGTGCCGGAAGAACAGCACAACATATTTATGATAGTGATGGTAAGTTACTTGCTTCTATTGGTTATGAAAATAAATATCATGATAGAAAAATAGGACATATTGTTGTTACGTTGTATAACCAAAAAGGAGACCCCAAAAAGATATACGACTATCAGAATAAACCGATAATGTATAACTTGGACAGAATCGTTGTTTATATGCGGCTCAGAAGAGTAGGTAATAAATTTTCTATTAAAACTTGGAAATTTGATCACATTAAAGACCCAGATAGACGTAAACCTATTGATATGGATGAGAAAGAGTGGATAGATGGCGGTAAGTTTTATCAGCGTCCAGCTTCTATCATAGCTATCTATAGTGCGAAGTATAACGGTTATAAGTGGATGGAGATGAATGGATTAGGTTCATTCAATACGGAGATTCTACCGAAACCGAAAGGCGCAAGGGATGTCATTATACAAAAAGGTGATTTAGTGAAAATAGATATGCAAGCAAAAAGTGTTGTCATCAATGAGGAACCAATGTTGAGCGAGAAATCGTTTGGAAGTAATTATTTCAATGTTGATTCTGGGTACAGTGAATTAATCATACAACCTGAAAACGTCTTTGATACGACGGTTAAATGGCAAGATAGATATTTATAGAAAGGAGATGAGAGTGTGATACATGTTTTAGATTTTAACGACAAGATTATAGATTTCCTTTCTACTGATGACCCTTCCTTAGTTAGAGCGATTCATAAACGTAATGTTAATGACAATTCAGAAATGCTTGAACTGCTCATATCATCAGAAAGAGCTGAAAAGTTCCGTGAACGACATCGTGTTATTATAAGGGATTCAAACAAACAATGGCGTGAATTTATTATTAACTGGGTTCAAGATACGATGGACGGCTACACAGAGATAGAATGTATAGCGTCTTATCTTGCTGATATAACAACAGCTAAACCGTATGCACCAGGAAAATTTGAGAAAAAGACAACTTCAGAAGCATTGAAAGATGTGTTGAGCGATACAGGTTGGGAAGTTTCTGAACAAACCGAATACGATGGCTTACGTACTACGTCATGGACTTCTTATCAAACTAGATATGAAGTTTTAAAGCAATTATGTACAACCTATAAAATGGTTTTAGATTTTTATATTGAGCTTAGCTCTAATACCGTCAAAGGTAGATATGTAGTACTCAAAAAGAAAAACAGCTTATTCAAAGGTAAAGAAATTGAATATGGTAAAGATTTAGTCGGGTTAACTAGGAAGATTGATATGTCAGAAATCAAAACAGCATTAATTGCTGTGGGACCTGAAAATGACAAAGGGAAGCGTTTAGAGCTAGTTGTGACAGATGACGAAGCGCAAAGTCAATTCAACCTACCTATGCGCTATATTTGGGGGATATATGAACCACAATCAGATGATCAAAATATGAATGAAACACGATTAAGTTCTTTAGTCAAAACAGAGTTAAATAAACGTAAGTCGGCAGTTATGTCATATGAGATTACTTCTACTGATTTGGAAGTTACGTATCCGCACGAGATTATATCAATTGGCGATACAGTCAGAGTAAAACATAGAGATTTTAACCCGCCATTGTATGTAGAGGCAGAAGTTATTGCTGAAGAATATAACATAATTTCAGAAAATAGCACATATACATTCGGTCAACCTAAAGAGTTCAAAGAATCAGAATTACGAGAAGAGTTTAACAAGCGATTGAACATAATACATCAAAAGTTAAACGATAATATTAGCAATATCAACACTATAGTTAAAGATGTTGTAGATGGTGAATTAGAATACTTTGAACGCAAAATACACAAAAGTGATACACCGCCAGAAAATCCAGTCAATGATATGCTTTGGTATGATACAAGTAACCCTGATGTTGCTGTCTTGCGTAGATATTGGAATGGTCGATGGATTGAAGCAACACCAAATGATGTTGAAAAATTAGGTGGTATAACAAGAGAGAAAGCGCTATTCAGTGAATTAAACAATATTTTTATTAATTTATCTATACAACACGCTAGTCTTTTGTCAGAAGCTACAGAATTACTGAATAGCGAGTACTTAGTAGATAATGATTTGAAAGCGGACTTACAAGCAAGTTTAGACGCTGTGATTGATGTTTATAATCAAATTAAAAATAATTTAGAATCTATGACACCCGAAACTGCAACGATTGGTCGGTTGGTAGATACAAAAACTTTATTTCTTGAGTATAGAAAGAAATTACAAGATGTTTATACAGATGTAGAAGATGTCAAAATCGCCATTTCAGATAGATTTAAATTATTACAGTCACAATACACTGATGAAAAATATAAAGAAGCGTTGGAAATAATAGCAACAAAATTTGGTTTAACGGTGAATGAAGATTTGCAGTTAGTCGGAGAACCTAATGTTGTTAAATCAGCTATTGAAGCAGCTAGAGAATCCACAAAAGAACAATTACGTGACTATGTAAAAACATCGGACTATAAAACAGACAAAGACGGTATTGTTGAACGTTTAGATACTGCTGAAGCTGAGAGAACGACTTTAAAAGGTGAAATCAAAGATAAAGTTACGTTAAACGAATATCGAAACGGATTGGAAGAACAAAAACAATATACTGATGACCAGTTAAGTGATTTGTCCAATAATCCTGAGATTAAAGCAAGTATTGAACAAGCAAATCAAGAAGCGCAAGAAGCTTTAAAATCATACATTGATGCTCAAGATTCTCTTAAAGAGAAGGAATCGCAAGCGTATGCTGATGGTAAAATTTCGGAAGAAGAGCAACGCGCTATACAAGATGCTCAAGCTAAACTTGAAGAGGCAAAACAAAACGCAGAACTAAAGGCTAGAAACGCTGAAAAGAAAGCTAATGCTTATACAGACAACAAGGTCAAAGAAAGCACAGATGCACAGAGGAGAACACTGACTCGCTATGGTTCTCAAATTATACAAAATGGTAAGGAAATCAAATTAAGAACTACTAAAGAAGAGTTTAATGCAACAATCGTACACTTTCAAATATATTAAACGAGATTGTCCAAAACGTTACAGATGGAACAACAATCAGATATGATGATAACGGAGTGGCTCAAGCTTTAAATGTGGGGCCACGTGGTATTAGATTAAATGCTGATAAAATTGATATTAACGGTAATAGAGAAATAAACCTTCTTATCCAAAATATGCGAGATAAAGTAGATAAAACCGATATTGTCAACAGCCTTAATTTATCAAGAGAGGGTCTTGATATCAATGTTAATAGAATTGGAATTAAAGGCGGTAACAATAACAGATATGTTCAAATACAGAATGATTCTATTGAACTAGGTGGTATTGTGCAACGAACTTGGAAAGGCAAACGATCAACCGATGATATATTCACACGTCTTAAAGATGGACATCTAAGGTTTAGAAATAATACCGCAGGCGGTTCACTTTATATGTCACATTTTGGTATTTCAACATATATTGATGGAGAAGGCGAAGACGGAGGTTCATCCGGTACTATTCAATGGTGGGATAAAACTTACAGTGATAGCGGTATGAATGGCATAACAATCAATTCCTATGGTGGTGTCGTTGCACTAACGTCAGATAATAATCGGGTTGTTCTGGAGTCTTACGCTTCATCGAATATCAAAAGCAAACAGGCACCGGTGTATTTATATCCAAACACAGACAAAGTGCCTGGATTAAACCGATTTGCATTCACGCTGTCTAATGCAGATAATGCTTATTCGAGTGACGGTTATATTATGTTTGGTTCTGATGAGAACTATGATTACGGTGCGGGTATCAGGTTTTCTAAAGAAAGAAATAAAGGTCTTGTTCAAATTGTTAATGGACGATATGCAACAGGTGGAGATACAACAATCGAAGCAGGGTATGGCAAATTTAATATGCTGAAACGACGTGATGGTAATAGGTATATTCATATACAGAGTACAGACCTACTGTCTGTAGGTTCAGATGATGCAGGAGATAGGATAGCTTCTAACTCAATTTATAGACGTACTTATTCGGCCGCAGCTAATTTGCATATTACTTCTGCTGGCACAATTGGGCGTTCGACATCAGCGCGTAAATACAAGTTATCTATCGAAAATCAATATAACGATAGAGATGAACAACTGGAACATTCAAAAGCTATTCTTAACTTACCTATTAGAACGTGGTTTGATAAAGCTGAGTCTGAAATTTTAGCTAGAGAGCTGAGAGAAGATAGAAAATTATCGGAAGACACCTATAAACTTGATAGATACGTAGGTTTGATTGCTGAAGAGGTGGAGAATTTAGGATTAAAAGAGTTTGTCACGTATGATGACAAAGGAGAAATTGAAGGTATAGCGTATGATCGTCTATGGATTCATCTTATCCCTGTTATCAAAGAACAACAACTAAGAATCAAGAAATTGGAGGAGTCAAAGAATGCAGGATAACAAACAAGGATTACAAGCTAATCCTGAATATACAATTCATTATTTATCACAGGAAATTATGAGGTTAACACAAGAAAACGCGATGTTAAAAGCGTATATACAAGAAAATAAAGAAAATCAACAATGTGCTGAGGAAGAGTAATCCTTAGCACTATTTTTATACAAAAATTTAAGGAGGTCATTTAATTATGGCAAAAGAAATTATCAACAATACAGAAAGGTTTATTTTAGTACAAATCGACAAAGAAGGTACAGAACGTGTAGTATATCAAGATTTCACAGGAAGTTTTACAACTTCTGAAATGGTTAACCATGCTCAAGATTTTAAATCTGAAGAAAACGCTAAGAAAATTGCGGAGACGTTAAATTTGTTATATCAATTAACTAACAAAAAACAACGTGTGAAAGTTGTGAAAGAAGTTGTGGATAGAACTGACTTGTCATCTGATAAAACAGTTGATAGCGAAACAATGTAACTATACTAAGTTATGAGCATTACGCTCATAGCTTTCTTAGAAAGTAGGTGTAGTTTTGGATGATATTCAGAAAATAAAAAAAGAGCTTTCTGAATTAGTTGAACGTGTTGATGATGTTGAAATACTAGCAAACGAAACAGCTGATCATGTGCTTGAACTTAGAGAGGAACATAAGCAACATCATAATGAACTAAGAGAATCTCATAAAGAACTTAAAGATAAGCAAGATAAAGTTGTAGATGAGAATTTAGAGCAAACAAAGATATTAAACAGAATTGAAGAAAGATATCAAACGCAAGTAGATGTTGCACAAAAAAATGAAGAAAAGACACTCGCCCAAAATAAATGGCTCGTAGGTGCCATATGGGCGCTTGTAACAATTGTTATGATTGCAGTCATTACTGCATCAATTACTGCGTTATTACCTTAAGGGAGGTGGACAAAATGAGTTGGGCAAGATGGTTGTCATGCTATTTGTATGGTCGTAAATGTAAATAATGTTTTTGGTCAGTGCTTCGGCACTGGCTTTTTATTTTGGATAAAAGGAGCAAACAAATGGATGCAAAAGTAATAACAAGATACATCGTATTGATCTTAGCATTAGTAAATCAATTCTTAGCGAACAAAGGTATTAGCCCGATTCCAGTAGACGATGAGACTATATCATCAATAATACTTACTGTTGTTGCTTTATATACTACGTATAAAGACAATCCAACATCTCAAGAAGGTAAATGGGCAAATCAAAAGCTAAAGAAATATAAAGCTGAAAACAAGTATAGAAAAGCAACAGGGCAAGCGCCAATTAAAGAAGTAATGACACCTACGAATATGAACGACACAAATGATTTAGGGTAGGTGTTGACCAATGTTGATAACAAAAAACCAAGCAGAAAAATGGTTTGATAATTCATTAGGGAAGCAGTTCAATCCTGATTTGTTTTATGGATTTCAGTGTTACGATTACGCAAATATGTTTTTTATGATAGCAACAGGCGAAAGGTTACAAGGTTTATACGCTTATAATATTCCATTTGATAATAAAGCAAGGATTGAAAAATACGGGCAAATAATTAAAAACTATGATAGCTTTTTACCGCAAAAGTTGGACATTGTCGTTTTCCCGTCAAAGTATGGTGGCGGAGCTGGACATGTTGAAATTGTTGAGAGCGCTAATCTAAACACTTTCACATCGTTTGGCCAAAATTGGAATGGTAAAGGTTGGACAAATGGCGTTGCGCAACCTGGTTGGGGTCCCGAAACCGTTACAAGACATGTTCATTATTACGATGACCCAATGTATTTTATTAGATTAAATTTCCCAGATAAAGTAAGTGTTGGAGATAAAGCTAAAAGCGTTATTAAGCAAGCAACTGCCAAAAAGCAAGCAGTAATTAAACCTAAAAAAATTATGCTTGTAGCCGGTCATGGTTATAACGATCCTGGAGCAGTCGGAAACGGAACAAATGAACGTGATTTTATCCGTAAATATATAACACCAAATATCGCTAAGTATTTAAGACATGCAGGTCACGAAGTTGCATTATATGGTGGCTCAAGTCAATCACAAGATATGTATCAAGATACTGCTTACGGTGTTAATGTAGGAAATAATAAAGATTATGGCTTATATTGGGTTAAATCACAGGGGTATGACATTGTTCTAGAGATTCATTTAGACGCAGCAGGAGAAAGTGCAAGTGGTGGGCATGTTATTATTTCAAGTCAATTCAATGCAGATACTATTGATAAAAGTATACAAGATGTTATTAAAAATAACTTAGGACAAATAAGAGGTGTAACACCTCGTAATGATTTACTGAACGTTAATGTATCAGCAGAAATAAATATCAATTATCGTTTATCTGAATTAGGTTTTATTACTAATAAAAAAGATATGGATTGGATTAAGAAGAATTATGACTTGTATTCTAAATTAATAGCTGGTGCGATTCATGGTAAGCCTATAGGTGGTTTGGTAGCTGGTAATGTTAAAACATCAGCTAAAAACCAAAAAAATCCACCAGTGCCAGCAGGTTATACACTTGATAAGAATAATGTGCCTTATAAAAAAGAGGCTGGTAATTACACAGTTGCCAATGTTAAAGGTAATAACGTAAGGGACGGCTATTCAACTAATTCAAGAATTACTGGTGTATTACCTAATAACGCAACAATCAAATATGACGGTGCATATTGTATCAATGGCTATAGATGGATTACTTATATCGCTAATAGTGGACAACGTCGTTATATCGCGACAGGAGAGGTAGATAAAGCAGGTAATAGGATAAGTAGTTTTGGTAAGTTTAGCGCAGTTTGATAATTGTATATGATGAATCTTAGGCAGGTACTTCGGTATTTGCCTATTATTTAAAATTAATAAACAGTTAATTTTTACATAAATATATTAAATTTTAAAAAACAAACGTTTTTAGTATATAAATTATTTTGTGTTCGTATTGTGTGCTATGATTAAAAAGTTGTTATGGTCAACTATATCGTGGTTTTATGTTTATTATCAATCAAAATATAAATTATTTATAATTTGTTTGGTAATGAACGGGTTTTTTTCGAAATAATAGTAAAAAAACACATTTATAGATATTTTAAACTCGGTAAATCTTTTAATAAATATTTAATTTTATTAAAAGTTAAAAAGGTTTAATATAAAAATGTAATAAAATTTATAAAGAAAGGAAATGATTTTTATGGTCAAAAAAAGACTATTAGCTGCAACATTGTCGTTAGGAATAATCACTCCTATTGCTACTTCGTTTCATGAATCTAAAGCTGATAACAATATTGAGAATATTGGTGATGGCGCTGAGGTAGTCAAAAGAACAGAAGATACAAGTAGCGATAAGTGGGGGGTCACACAAAATATTCAGTTTGATTTTGTTAAAGATAAAAAGTATAACAAAGACGCTTTGATTTTAAAAATGCAAGGTTTTATCAATTCAAAGACTACTTATTACAATTACAAAAACACAGATCATATAAAAGCAATGAGGTGGCCTTTCCAATACAATATTGGTCTCAAAACAAATGACCCCAATGTAGATTTAATAAATTATCTACCTAAAAATAAAATAGATTCAGTAAATGTTAGTCAAACATTAGGTTATAACATAGGTGGTAATTTTAATAGTGGTCCATCAACAGGAGGTAATGGTTCATTTAATTATTCAAAAACAATTAGTTATAATCAACAAAACTATATCAGTGAAGTAGAACATCAAAATTCAAAAAGTGTTCAATGGGGAATAAAAGCTAATTCATTTATCACATCATTAGGTAAAATGTCTGGACATGATCCAAATTTATTTGTTGGATATAAACCATATAGTCAAAATCCGAGAGACTATTTTGTGCCAGACAATGAATTACCCCCATTAGTACACAGTGGTTTCAATCCTTCATTTATTGCAACTGTTTCTCATGAAAAAGGCTCAGGAGATACAAGTGAATTTGAAATAACGTATGGCAGAAATATGGATGTTACTCATGCTACTAGAAGAACAACACACTATGGCAATAGTTATTTAGAAGGATCTAGAATACACAACGCATTTGTAAACAGAAATTACACAGTTAAATATGAAGTGAACTGGAAAACTCATGAAATTAAAGTGAAAGGACATAATTGATATGAAAAAAATAGTCAAATCATCAGTTGTTACATCAATTGCATTGCTTTTGCTATCCAATACAGTTGATGCAGCTCAACATATCACACCTGTAAGTGAGAAAAAGGTTGATGATAAAATTACTTTGTACAAAACAACTGCAACATCAGATTCCGATAAGTTAAAAATTTCTCAGATTTTAACTTTTAATTTTATTAAAGATAAAAGTTATGATAAAGATACATTAATACTCAAAGCTGCTGGAAACATTTATTCTGGCTATACAAAGCCAAATCCAAAAGACACTATTAGTTCTCAATTTTATTGGGGTTCTAAGTACAACATTTCAATTAATTCAGATTCTAATGACTCAGTAAACGTTGTAGATTATGCACCTAAAAATCAAAATGAAGAATTTCAAGTACAACAAACGGTAGGTTATTCTTATGGTGGAGATATTAATATCTCTAACGGCTTGTCAGGTGGAGGTAATGGTTCAAAATCTTTTTCAGAGACAATTAACTATAAACAAGAAAGCTATAGAACTAGCTTAGATAAAAGAACTAATTTCAAAAAAATTGGTTGGGATGTTGAAGCACATAAAATTATGAATAATGGTTGGGGACCATATGGCAGAGATAGTTATCATTCAACTTATGGTAATGAAATGTTTTTAGGCTCAAGACAAAGCAACTTAAATGCTGGACAAAACTTCTTGGAATATCACAAAATGCCAGTGTTATCCAGAGGTAACTTCAATCCAGAATTTATTGGTGTCCTATCTCGAAAACAAAACGCTGCAAAAAAATCAAAAATTACTGTTACTTATCAAAGAGAAATGGATAGATATACAAACTTTTGGAATCAACTTCACTGGATAGGTAATAATTATAAAGATGAAAATAGAGCAACTCATACATCAATTTATGAAGTTGATTGGGAAAATCATACAGTTAAATTAATAGATACTCAATCTAAGGAAAAAAATCCTATGAGCTAAACAGATAGATAATCAAAAAATCTTAAATATGTTAAAATTTACAAACACTTTCTTTCTATATTAGGGTAACCACGTCTTAATTGACGTGGTTATTTTTTCAGGGCAAAAAAAGGGCGGATTATTTAAATAAGGGCAAACACTTGTGGAAAATTTAAAAGGTTAAAAATAATAAAGAACTTGGTATAACAAGGGTTTTATACATTTGCGTACAACGACGAAATGTCAATTTACCATCTCATTATGACGATATGTTTATTTTAAACACACAAGCTCATGCTCGTCTTGATCAAATGGCACAACAGTTTGAAGTTGTTTGTAATGGCTTGAACGAAAATGAAGGACAAGCTATTCAAACAATGGATCAATCTGCCTCGTTAATTCGTTCAAACTTAATTCAAGTTAAAGAACAATTAGAAAAACTAGCAGTTTACTAA